GGAGGTACATAGAGTTCTCGGGACCCCGAAAGAGCGGAAAACTACTACCATAGCTGGTGTCTCTCCACCGGTTGTTTTCCTTACTCATAATAATGGTATCACTGCGTTAACCCGTGCAGTGTTGGAGCGTGTGTTCTTTGTTAAGCGCGATGGCGTTTTTGTCGAACCCCTCCGACCGCAGAGTTGCGAACATTTCTTTACTGCTCTGGCTGGTTTTACAACCGCCATTAAGCGCCATTTGCCCTCGACCGTTCCGATTAGTGAGCGTCAATTTGTTGACACTTACCGGGGCCGCAAGCGTGTGGTGTATGAAGGAGCATTAGAGTCTTTGGATAGGAAGCCATTGACTCTTAAGGATGGAAATGTTAAGGTATTTGTGAAGTTTGAGAAGTTTAATAGTACTTCCAAACCCGATGCCGTGCCTCGGGTGGTCTCTCCTAGATCGCCCAGGTTTAACGTTGCTTTTGGCCGTTTTATTCGGCCAATTGAAGAGAGGATTTTTGATGCGATAGGTGATGTCTATGGATCTCGTACAGTTATGAAAGGGTTGAATGCTATTGATAGTGGCCGGCTTATGTTTACCAAGTGGGATTCTTTTAAAGACCCTGTTGCCGTTGGTTTGGATGCAGAGAGATTTGACCAACATGTCTCTCGTGCTGCGCTCCAGTATGAGCATATGATCTACAACTCCTGTTTCTGGCGTCGCCAGGACAAGGTTGAGTTGCAAGGTCTATGTTCCCAACAGTTAGACAACAGATGTAGTGGAAACACCCTTGATGGCTGGCTTAAATACCGTACTGATGGTGTCCGTATGAGTGGCGACATGAACACAAGTTTGGGAAACTGTGTTCTTATGTGCGCAATGATCCATTCTTACGCAATGCACCGTGGTGTTGATGTCCACCTGGCGAATAATGGTGATGACTGTGTTGTATTCATGGAGCGTGCCCAATTGGGTTGCTTTATGGATGGATTGGACTCTTGGTTTAAAGAGATGGGTTTCTCGATGATATGTGAGGAGCCCGTCTTTGATTTTGAGAAGGTCCAATTTTGTCAGACACAGCCTGTTTATTGTGGGCCTACCCGTGGTGATTATATCATGGTTAGAGATCCGCGTATCGCCATCCCTAAGGATAGCGTGGCTTTGTTGCCATTGCGTAATCCTAAGGAGGTTTCAGGTTGGATTCATGCCGTTGGTACTGGTGGTATAGCTCTTACTGG